ACGGCCTACAACATCACGCTCAGCGACCCACGGAACCAAGAAGCCTCGGCCGTTGCCAGCCCACCCGACACCACCGAAACCCGGGTGCATTGGACACGCATCATCCACGTGGCAGACAACCGCAAAACCAGCGAGGTGCTTGGTACGCCACGAATGGAGCCGGTGTGGAACCGGTTGTATGATTTGCGGAAGGTGTTGGGCGGCAGCGGTGAGATGTATTGGCGGGGGGGGGT